GTTACCATTAAAACTTTCTACAACACCTGTGACACTATCAGTTGTTTCAAATTGTAATCGACTATCATTTGAACCATCATGTGTGACGATTAAGAAATCAACCTCACCATTGTCTGCATAAATTGTATGTGCAATTCTATTATTGCCCTCTGCTGTTTCTGTTCGCAATACATCTTGTTCTGCACCATCAAATACAGCAGGTTCATTGTTTTCTTCAAAGACAAATGGCTCACCATCTTCCGTAGTGATATCGCCTTCTTCACCATCTAATCGTAATCTTGATTGTCTAAAGTCTTCAAGTAATATCGAGAAATCTTGTTGAGCAAAACTTTCTAAAATAATATTATCTTCATTTGTTGCTGTAACAGTTTCACCTGTCGTAAATGAACCAGACAATGTATCTATCTGCATGTGTAATTTTGGATTCATTACAGGTTCTTGTTCGTATCTAAAACCATGGTCTAAAACTTTTGCACTTAATGCTTGACCCACCTCGCTTGACACAGCAAATACAGCTGCACCAGAACCAGCAGTTGATGTGACTGTAATGGTTGGCAATGATAAGTAACCACCACCTTTGTTTGTAATTTTTATTTTTGTAATATCACCTAACCCAGAATTAGTTTGATCTTCCATAACAAGTTGATCTGTTGAACTATCTTCTAAAATTAAAATACCATCTTCTAAACTATCTTGTTCTAATCTAAATCCACCGTTAACTACAGCAACCTCACCTGCAAGACCATCACCATCAGTTGGATTAGTAACGTTTAATGCGTCACCCACAACATAACCTGACCCAGCAGTTTCAATAATAATATCTTCTATTTTACCATATGTGACTTGATCGACAAGAGCATTAAGACCAACACCACCTCTTTGATTTTTTACTGGTATGTTTTCATTAACAGAATAGTAACGACCACGATTAACAAAAGAAACATCATCTGTTATGCTTTCAATATTACAAGTTAAAGTCGTATCAGGATCATCATTTTCAACACCAGTAAATGTAGAGAAAGTTTGTTGTAAAATTTTATTACCATCTTCATCAATGATATCATCACCATCTGTTTCATCTATAATAGAATGACCTAAATTAGGTTGAAAAGTTCCTGTGATATTATCTTTGTTTAATACTAAAGTTGCAACGTCTCTTTGTGTGCCACCTAAGTTTACAGCATTAACAGTCACACTTTCTACAACGGCAGTTGCAAGATTGACATTAGTATTACCGGGTATGTTTGCTTGTGTAATTGTTTGACCTGCAAGTTTAGTCATATCACCATCAGACGGTGATACTAAAGTTGCCTTAATAATTTTTTGTGTATCAAAGTTACCATCACTTACTCGTAATAAGTCAACAGTAGGATAATATAATTCTGGTGTTTCATTGAATAATGCACGGAAAAATATTTCATGACCTTTCTTTGTACCTTTTCTTTTATACAAAGATAAAATATTTTTTGTAAGTTGTCTTTTGTTTAAACCACTTGTTAAATCATTAGGTATGGTTTGTAGAAATGAATTTCTGAATTGTAAAAAGAAATCATCTAGTGTATCATTCACATCAGCATACTCAAGGAGTTGTGATATTGTTTCATTAGGGTTACCCCTATATTTTGATATCACTCCTTGAGCACCTGACGTGCCACCTGTAACTGTCTCTCCTGTTACAAACTTAGAATTTGCAGATATATATAATTGTAAATTGTCTGTGTCTTCAGCGAGTATGGTTGCTGTCTCACCAGATGTTTGACCTGTAATTATTTCATCTTTACTAAACTCACCAACTGAACCTTCTTCATTCAATATATAATCATTTTCATTGTTTCCTTTTTCATCCGTACCATCTAAAGCAAGAAAAGATTCCGTTTCTGTTTCTAAAAGTATTTGATCGCTTGCCGTTACACTAGATAACTTAATTTGTGCTGAATCCATGAAACGATAATACTGTTTGACGAACTCAACCAGTAAAGGATTGTTGGCTTGTATATGTTGGGGAAACTGCCTACTTACAAGTGGATTTAATTTTTTTGTAAATTTAGCCATAGATTACGAAGCATAACTTGATGTTGTAGTGTAACCTATACCTGATGTTGTATCGTATGTATCAGCAGATACAGTTACAGTTGTATTAGTTTCGTCAATCTCTAAAATTTGATTACGAACAGGAACTATATCAACAGAATTAGGTACAATAGTTAATCTTACTTTAGTTGATGTTGCACCATCTACATTTGAAACCTCTGTGATAAACAAAGAGTTTAATGTAATTGTTCCGTTTGTGTAATCAATCGTACCTTGTGTATTGTTTGTATATGTTCTTGTTTGACCTACAAGATAATATAATCTAACATTACCAGCACCGTCATCATCTAAAAAATATTCGTTAGTCGTGTCACCATTTATTTTAAATCCTGATGATACTAAAATACCACCTGCACTTGCGTTGTGTGCTGAATGTGGATTATAAAATGCATTATTAAATTTAATCGTATAAGTTGTTGAACCAGTTGTTGTTGCAGTAAATGAATTGTGTAATTTAACTGTTGTAATATTTGACAAGATAGATGTATCTACTTTGTTTATTGTCTCAATAAATTTTGAGTGTCTAAATACACCTTCAAACTGAGTTAAATTGTTTGTATTAAATCTTGTTATAGCAGATGTTATTAATGACTTAATACTATCAGTTGTTTTTGTAGTTGTCTTAGCGTCATACTTAACATTTACATTTAATTGTATTGATGTTGTTTCAGGATCTTGTATAACAGGTGTGACACTTGCAACGTTGAAATCTTTTAGTTGTGTTATAATATCTGTTTTAGTTGCTTCTGTTAAAGTTGCACCTGCAACAGGATTGATAGAGATATATACACGACCATAAACAGGTGTGTCGTTATCTTCACCGCCCCATACAGATACAGATTTTGCGTTTGTGTAAATTGATTTTACTCTACTCTCATAATCTTTTGCTGTGACTGTTCTATTCTGTGAAGCATATTGTCTTGGTGCATTGAAACGAATACTGTCTGGTGTTTCAGGTTGAGCACCATTAGCAGAATTAGTTGCTGTTGTAATTGTGACATCTGAAAAACCACCTATTGTGCCTGATAAACTAAAAGAACTTGCACCGTTACTTTCTTCAGCGTTAGTGACAATATATGATAATGTGACAATGTTACCAGTAGATAAAGCAGCACCTAATACACCATCACCAAACACAACCTCATATTGTTGATCCTCTGCTCCCTCTAAGTAATAAACTTTAGAAGATGAGGTCACATCAGCCAAATCACTTGCAAGTGTATATGTGTTTGTTGTACTGTCACTCGAACTATTTTGAACAGTAACTTTTAAAGTTGTTGTGTCTGCTAAATTATTTTTAATTAAAAATCTTTGATCTGCATTTGCAGTATCAACTGTATATTTGTTTGTGACAAGAGTACCCTCGTAAACTGGTAGATTAGAAAAAGTATAAACACCATCAACAGGTGTAATTGATGTTGCGTCTTTGACTATGTAGTTATAAGTTGTGCCATCTACTGTTGTTGCAAAAGTTGTGCCACGAGCAGCAGTTAATGTTGAACCAGTTGCATTGTTAACAGTCACATTTAAATATGCTATAGGTGATGTTGCACTTCTTGGTGTATACCCCACATGTTTGGCATGTGATACAATACTATTACGAAGATCAGCACTATCTAAAAACATTTCATTAGCGAGAACATTACCATATACAGCATTATAATGTGTATTATATGCTAACACATCTAAAAGTGTGCTAATAGATGAACCCTCAAAATCATAATCAGTAAATTGATCTTGTTGTTTTAAAAATGTTTTTAGATTTGCTTTGATAGTATCAAAATCTAATTCTGTTACATTTAATCTCTTTGACATTATCTACTTCTTTCTAACATAACATCTAACTCTACTAACTCACCTGGTATATTAACTACTCTAAAACCTACTGATATCTCATAAGAGTTTGAGTCAAAGTTAGGTCTCACATCTACAGCAGTTAATCTAGCACGTGGTTCAAAGTTTTCTATTACTTCTTGTATTAATCTTGATAATGAATTTGCAGTTATAGGGTCCAATGGTTCAAACAATAACCCAGCAACACCTGAACCTATTTCGGGATGAAAAGGTCTTTCATAATGATTAGTAAGAATAAGATTTCTTACAGATTGTTTAACTGCTTCAATATCAGTCTTGACAATAACATCTTTAGTTGCTGCGTTTCTCTCAAAAGATAACGCAATATCTCTATACGTTCTACTTGATCTAGAACTTGCGTTTGATCTAGAAGCGTCTGTATATCCTGATTGAAGTATTGCCATGTAAACTATTTATATACTAACCTGCAAAAACATTAGAACTTCCACCTGCTCTAGGATGTAAACACGAGTCAGCGTCACCTGTGCGATTAACAGGTATGCCGTTTACAAATACCGTTGAACTACCATTAGCAGTTGTTGCCCCTACATGAGGACCAGGATGTGGACTAACTGACGAACCATTTACAAGTACAGACGAACCGTTTGCCTTCACATTGACACTTGATGACCCTATCCCACCTGCTGAGTTAGCGTCACCGTCTCTTTGTATTGCAGGCATTAACCTTGACCTATACTTCTTTTGTGTTGTCGTCTTTTATTTTTATTCTTAGGTCGTGACCTAGAACTATCTCCAATAGATGTACGTTTCTTTGGTCCTCTAGAATATATTACTGATGTTTGTCCTTTAGCCATTACTCATGTTCGCAAGAAGCACAACCACATGAACCACATGATGACCCATTACTACAATGACATCCGTGTCCACAATTTTTACATGTACCCATTACTTTCCTTTTTTCTTTGTAGTCTTCTTTTTCTTTTTGACTACCTTTTTCTTAGTTGTTTCTTTTTTCTTAGGTGGTAGTACATTCTCTGATTTACCCCAACCTGACCATAATTTACTAAAAAATCCCATAAAAATCTCCATTTCATGTGCGACATGCTGACGCACCATTTATTAAGTCATTGAAAAACAATACTTTTTTCTTATAAAAAAGTGTATTATATGCTTGACTTTTTACTATTTATAGTGTACCGTAGTAGTATATTTAATTGAAAGGAACTATATTATGAAACTTAAATTTAATAATCTACCTGAAATCTTAGAATGGATCAGAGATCCTGAACATAAAGAACATTTGTTCTTATTGCAAGCAGCGATTGCTGAAGCAAAAGGTTCTAAGTCACAATTCAAAGTTGGCGATAGTGTCATCTTTGGTAGACCTAATGGTCGTAAGAGACCTGGTATTATTATGAAACTTAATCCTGCGAAAGCAGTTATTAAGGAATCTAATCTAGGCGGCACTTGGCGTGTTCCTTACTCTCTAATGGAGGCTGCGTAATGAATGTACATATAGAATTTGCTGTCACCCCAACACCAGGACCTGTTTGGGGTGAACTTGATATGGTACACATATCTATACCAAAAAGAAAATTTAAAACTCTAAAAGATGTTTATGATAAGTGGTATGAGAAGACCGGTAATAAAGCAAAAAAAATTAAAATGATTAAAGAAAAGGTTATATTATGATAATTAAAGTTGGCGATGTTGTTGAAGTGAAACGAGGATTAAATTCTATTCTTCGTGACGCTAAGATTGATAACATACAAGTCCCTATGACGGAAGATTATGAGGTGTCAGTAATGCAAGTTGATACGAAAAAACATCCTGTAGGCACAATCACCTATGTAGATGTGACATTTGATAACACCGAGGGCAATATGCATTGGGCAAGATTTAACCAAATACAACAATAGGAGATATATTATGATTAAAGTACAACCTGCAAAAACCCTTGAAGAAGGAATACAAAATTTAATTGACGCCTCGATAGAGGATTACAAGTCTTCAAAATTTTCTGGTTCAATGCTTGAAGAATTTAAAAAAGCATGGGAAGTTTCGAAGGGTCGAAAATTTATTAAGATTATTAGAAAAAATGCTGCTCATGCTTTTATTGTAAAAGAGGATTTTAAACACTTCGTAAAAGGTGATGTCTTGAAACCAGCGAGTTGGTCAAAACCTGCTCTCAATGCACCTAGAGGTAATGTTCTTAAAGGTGATTATCCAATAGAATGGACAGGACCTTTATATTTAAATTAAATGAAAAGATTTAGTCGTATAGGATTAGTTATCCTACTTTCGTTGGGGGCACTTTTAGTGCCCTTTTTTATAGGACAATATCTTGATGGTGAATTACTAACAGGTTGGACCTTTACAGGTAACTGGAGTTGTCGCCTGTGCGATTAAGTCTGTTAGAAAAAATTTTAAGATGTAAATTGAAATATGATAAGCTGGCCATGCGAGAGTGTCGAACTGGACAGCAAGTGTATGACCGTATCGTCTGGGAAAGATTAAAAAAAATCCTAATTAAACGATACGGTCGTTTTGATTAACCAGCCACGTCTTCCGTTGGGACTGGAACTTCTATTTCGCTAGAAGGCATTTCAATAGTTACTTTTGGTATCGGGACTTCCTCAATCATAGAGGCTGCCTGTTCACCATATTGATGACCTAACCAAAAAGCTCCTACAACAATCAAGACATAAATTAATTTCTTCAAGCGATTTTTTGATATGTCTCTCATAGTGTTTCCTATTTGCTATTCCATCGCTGCCATAAGTTAGCTGCGATCCAAGCGATTAGTCCCCACTTCACAATTGCCATTG